ATAACGTTCACCAAGAGATTGTAGTTCCCGATATCTAGGATACTTACCTAGAATGCGTCTAGTTTCTGACTCTGATTTTCCTAACAATGGGTATTTTGTACCGTGCATAACATAATCCAGAAATTCATGAAATAAGATATGATTATGCCCATTATCACATTTCTGAATGATATCAAGATCTCTATAATCCTTGTCCCATTCAGAGGGTGAGTACTGATGTTCCGGGTGTACGATAGAGTTTAGAATTAGAACGAGTGGATACATCCACTTGAGCATTTGACTCTCTCTATCATAATAATAAACATTTTGACAATACTTACCAAATTCTTCATTAACATCCAGCTTATCAAACTGAATGTTGAACCCTGTTTCTTCACACGTCTGCTTTAAGGATTTCATCAATACATCCTTAAACTCTGCGGTTGGAATTGATATTGCAAACACTAATGCAGAATCATCACCATTAAACCGGCGAGACAAAATCCTCCATCCTTGAGGCATCTTATCACCCATTAGTTTTAAGAATCTACGTTGGAAATAGTCATTGCAGATGCATTCGCCACCGTTCGTGACTTCAGCGCCTGAGGCAGTACCGTGATTACCTACCATTGTGCCTGAGGGACTATAAATGGGTGCTGTAGTAGTAAAGAGCATAGCTGTAGCTAACTCCGGGTCCTTGGAGTGATGGGCAGCGGCTATAACCGGTATGACGAAAGATTCATACTGAGATGATGCTGTAGTCGTATCCATCTTTTCGAAGTCATTAGAGAAATAAATTAATCGTTCATTCGCGAGAAGATTCGATTCACGAATTTCGTCTTCCATATACAAGAAGCATTTCTCAAATCCAACCTTATCAGCCCACGCAACATAGGGAGATTTATGATGTTTAGCCAATAAATCGAATTGGATATTACCAAGAAAACCAATGTAATATTGAGCCTGCTTAATCATAGATGAAAATGGCATAGGCATAAACAGCCGGTACTTTAGCTTGTTATATCGAGCAAAGGTATACCCAACGCCATTGGTCCATTCACCATTAGATGCAAATTTCGTTGCCAGCTTTTGCGCAGCAGGATCTGTTTTCTTGAGTTGAAATTCTGACCAACCAGCAGCTCTGGTTTCTATTTTGTCAGAACGTTTTAAGTGATCCAGAGCATCCTTAACGCTGAACTTGCGCGCACGTAATTTAGAATACTCGGAAGTCATCTCTGTCATAATACTCGAATCCACATATTTGACAGCTTTAGGAGCCGTAACATACAGTTCAAATATGTTGCGTAACTCTGACCACGCAGGGACTCCGCCTTGTGGTCCGACTTTCGTCAACCTAGATTTCTCATACTCTATGAGCCATTTAGGTGCGGAGGATCTTTCCAGCATCGCGATTAAATCTTTAAATACTGAATTATCATACTTCCCATATAATGGAAAAGTAGGGGTAGGATCGCGACCTCTTTCCAGACTTTTCAATGATTCTTTCAGATAAAGAATTGATGCATTGGAGCAATATTTCTTTAACCTGCCGAAATTGTTAGGAATTATTCTGCCATTATTAAACGCATCTGACTTCATATGGCATCTAATTACCTCCTTCCTTTGGATATAACCAGTTAGCAAGGAAAATCTCACACGAATGCTTTGAATTTCGTTGATAAGCATCTACTAATGGAAAGATTTCACTAGGATGATTCAATAAACATATCTGCCTTAATAGGATCAGCATGTCCTGGGTTAACGGATTAGTCACGTCTAATGTTGCCGCATATCCGTTACGGTCATACATTCTAACCCAATCATCAATATTATGATGAGATTGCGATTTCTTGCCACTTTCAATAGCATCTCGCATACGACGACGAGCGTCATAGACTTTCTGGTCAGTCCATAAAAGTATCTTAATAGCGTTATGATACAGACGGGCTGGATTCAAATCTGCACCACCAAACACTACGCCATCTACCATACTCGGTAGCTGGAAGCGGATTGAAGATGGGTAAACATCTTCTAAGTCAATTGCCTTAGCAAAACTAAGCTTAAGGTCTCCGATAATTGTTGACTTACCAATTCCGGGTGGACCAAATAGGATAATGTTCATC